CGCGCCTCGTCTTCTTAACTGACTGGAGAACTCCATGACGATTGGTAGAACACGATTTCGAAAAGTGGGTTTTCAACCACTTTCCGGAACTATCCTTGGGACTGAGAAGTACGGTGGATTAAGATCATTCACCTGTAGTATCCCTAGTCCTTTCGACGTGCTCTATTTTGAAAAATGCGTAGACCAGACGAATCCTGGTCCGCCCTACCATAAAGGTGGGCGGTTCCAGCTATATCAGGCTGAGATCGACCAAATTCGATCGGTCGGTAAGGGCCGCCATTTGTATATGATGCAAATTGGTGGTCCTAACTACTATGATGGTAGTTTCATCCCGAATATAGGATTGCTTAGTCCGTACATTAGTGCTACGGATTTGTTGCAATCTGATTTTTCTAAGAACCCGCATAGTTCAAATTTCGACCAATCTCTCTATTCTGCGAAGGAGTATGCCTCTGCATCCCCGGGATCTCCCGGAGTGCAGCTCGGCGTTGCTATCGCTGAATTTCGCGATATGCCACGCATGCTTAGCAATACGGCCAAAGGTTTCCATAACATATGGAAGTCTATGGGCGGATCGTTTAGGCATTGGTCTCCCAAAGAAGTTGCTAACCAGTTCTTAAATGAACAATTTGGTTGGCTTCCTTTCCTAGGTGACCTTCGTCGCTTCGTTCGTACAGCTCAAAATCTAAATAATGGGCTGGCACAAGCTAGGCACGATAATGCGAGATGGGTACACCGACGCAGAGTGCTAGGTACGATTAGGTCTAAGTCTAAGTTGGGCGGTGGAACCAGCTATGCAGCTGGCTTACTACCGGTCCTTAACACTTATGCCTATCGTTCCCAGGGTAATTGGGAGGTTTGGGTTGAATCCGAAGCTGACCACTGGTTTAGTGGCGAGTTTAAGTATTATGTGCCAGATATTGACACAGACGACTTTGCTCGTCGCTATAAGTGGCAACAGCTCGGACTTAGCCTAACTCCCTCTTTAATCTGGGAAGCACTGCCATGGTCCTGGCTCATTGACTGGGGTACCAACATTGGTGACATATTGCAAAATATTAGCAATCAGTCACTTGGTTGGGCCTCCAATCTTGTTTCCAGGAACGCTTACTCTATGGGGACGACGCGTAAAACATACACGCTGTCTACGACCGCTCAGATTTCTGACGGTCCTATCCACGGAGAATCGCGAGTTACTGCAACATGGAAATCGCGACAGTTAGCTAGCCCATTTGGTTTTGGGTACGCTAACTGGGCAAGTTTTTCAGCCCGTCAATTGGCGATCTTAACTGCGCTCGGAATAGTCCGGACGTAGCAGATCACTTTATTAACAAACTTCCACATTGAGGTGACTATGTTCGCAGATCCACAATCAGTAACGATCAACGCCGTTCCAGTATCACTTCCTCGCACCAGTGATGATGCAGGAAAGTCTATCTACAAGTCTGCCGACGGAAACGTCACGATGACAATAAGTCATCAGACTTCCGCTGGCAGAACCCGACACCTCGTGCGAATTGATAAGCGCGTAGTGGCTGCCGATCCTTTGGCTGCCGCCAACGCTTACAAGACGCTCGGGTTTTATATCGTAGTCGATCAGCCCGATTTCGGGTTTACGGCTGCTGATATCGGGTACGTCTCTGAAGGCCTCAAGACTTGGTTGTCTGTGGCCAACTTGACGAAAATTATCGGCATGGAGTCGTAAGACTCCATTTCGATCTTGTACCACGAAAGTGGTTGGAATCAATCTACGAGGCTTCTACATTGGGGGTCTCTGAAAGGAGGCTCCCATGAAGAAGTTTTGGCAGATTTTAGGCGCTGTATCCGTCCTGCTGGGATTAATCCTTGGAGCGAAAGAAAAGTTCGGAAGTAATACCTCCGTCCCTTCTTCGACTTCCACAGATGCGCCTCAGTAAGAAACTGATACTGTGATTCTGCGTTCGTAGCTGGACTGCCACCTTGTAAAGGGAACAGTGAAAAGCCACGAAAGCACCTTATTGCAGGTGGTGGTTACGCTCATAACTGAGTGTAATCTCCAGTGTTCAGCCAGTCAGTCAGATAATAAACGCGATTGCGATTATTTGCTTTCGCGTTTTCGAAACGAAGGGTTATCTTTTCTTACGATAACCTTACCCACTTTCGCTGAAGGCCTCGAAAGAAGCCTTGACCAAAGTGTTGTGAGCGCAACTGAATTCCCGTGTTTCCGGAAAACAGGAGCAATCCCTTCATTTTTGAAAGGTATGCTCGCTCTCGTTTTCGATATTGACAGTGGTGAATTACTTTCAGAACCCTCGATTTTGGCTATTCGTTGCATAAGGAGTATCTCCTTATGCTGCAAAAAGCTCCGTGTCCCCTGCTCGAAAGAGCGTGTGGACAAGGCTATTCGAGGTTTTCTGAGTGATGAACAAGATTTGAGACAATATCAACCTGTTCGTCTGTCACGTACCATTCAGTACGTTTCAGATGTACTTTGGTCCTCGCTTGAGAGCCTTGACTTCGACTTGTTACCGAAGCATGGTCCTGGAGCAACCTTTGAGCGGATATCTGGAAATCAGAAATTCGTTTTCAAACGTTGGGCTGAAAAGGTTGAGCCTTTTCTACCATTATTTCCTAACGCTTTTCCTTCTTTGGAAGCGTACGAAAGTAACGAGTACAAAAGGTTGGAAATGGTAAGCATCGAACAAGAAAATCCTGTTCGAGTGATCACCGTTCCGAAAACACTCAAATCACCTCGTATTATTGCAGTAGAGCCTGTCTGTAAGCAATATGCTCAACAGGCTCTGTCTCGAGTGCTAATTCAGCATCTCGAAACTTCTAGATTTACGTCTGGTCATGTAAATTTTCGTGACCAATCAATAAATCAGAAGCTTGCTCTAATATCTTCGCACGATCAATCGTTAGCTACAATAGACCTGAGCGCAGCAAGCGATCGGGTCCCTCTTGTAGCCTTACGGCTAATGTTTCAGTGCGCTCCTTCCTTTTTGGAACGAATTGAAGCATTTCGTACGAGGAACGCTTTACTTCCTAATGGTGATATTTTACCATTATCGAAGTTTGCGTCGATGGGTTCTGCATTATGTTTTCCACTTGAGTCGATGTATTTCTACACAATATGTGTAGCGGCTCAGATGGATGCTGATGCGTTACCACTCACTCCTAAAAGCGTTGCTATGGCTTGCAGGAGTGTCTATGTCTATGGTGACGACATTGTCGTCCCTAGGCGTACGGTTGAATCTACCATAACCACTTTACACGATAACATGTGTAAAGTAAATAGCAGGAAATCCTACTGGACTGGAAAGTTCAGAGAGTCCTGCGGGCTTGATGCCTACGACGGTACTCGGGTAAATCCCGTGTATCTTCGCACGCTCCCGCCTAATGGTAGAAGGAATGCAAGTGAGCTAATTTCCTGGTGCGAAACAGCAAATTTATTTGCTGATAGTGGATTCTATCAAACGGCGGAGAAACTCTTCGTCGTTGTAGAATCTATCATAGGGAAAATTCCCTATGTCACCCGTGAATGCTCGATCCTTGGGCGAAAGTCTGATCTCTTTGGAAATCGACCTAGTATATCTGGTTGGTCTCCTCGCTATCAGAGCGCTTTCGTTAGAGGATGGTCTGCGACACCCGTTTATGAAGATGATGTCATTGATGGGTACGCGGCCCTACTTAAGTGTCTGCTTCTGCTTGAAAGTAGGAAGGGCTGTCAGATTGTGACAGATTCCAAGATTCAAGTCGACGCCGATCATTTAAGGCGTTCCGCACTGCACCACGCCGTACAATTACGGCGTCGTTCGTCGTTGGTTCCTTAATCCAGCGACTCGGGGTTCGGTCTCCTAAAACCCGTAACTGTAATGGTTACCGGTTAGGGAGACACTTGGGTATTTTGCCCAGGGCCG